AAGATACACTGCTTTCTTCTCAAGAAACGTGACGACAGGTGCTACAGGATCTAATGACAGAGGTTATGTTAATAACACTAACACAAACTCATTCACATGGAACGTACAAAGTATAATGGGAGCATCTCGTGTTCCAACTAAAGGAATAATTTATCAATTATATTTTGAAGGAGCAAATACTGCAGGAAGCCCAATTAATATTACTTATATAGCAAGAAATTATCTAAATCTTGGTACTGGAAATATTTCCTACTCTCTTGGTGCTAAAGGTGCATCTCCTGGAAATGAATTTCCGAATACAGATGTGACAAGATGTTTTTATCTTTCTGGAGCTGATTATAATATAGATATTCAATTTCAATTTGGTGCGATTAACAGAGATAAATTTGGTAATCCTACTTCAAACTATCGTCACATTTATTACATAAGAATAGATCACGTACCAACTGCTTTAAACACAGCACATTCAGGATCAGATTTTGCTGGAGCAACATTCGGAAAAGGTGGACGTCCAGGAAATAGAATTATTGGTTTCCAAGGTCGAGTGCCAAATGGATCTTCTACAAATGGTTCAAGTGATGGTTTTACATTCCAAGCAAATACAAGAAATAATGGAAGATATGGAACTTCAAATCCTCCATATAATTTTCAAGTAAGTGATACAACTACACTCGGAAGTTTTGTGATTAATTATCCAGAAACTGGTGATGCATCATATGGCACTTCATCTGAAATATTTTATAGTTTTGTTGATGATTTAACTGCTTTAAAAAATACATTTTATGTTCCATCTCATGGAATTACAAATAATGAAGTTTGTACACTTGCAATTACTGGTGCTGGATATTCTACAACAAATAGATTTGCATACGTAAACTCTTCAGCAACAGTTGTTCCTTATACTGTTTCAGAATTTTCAGTGACAGCAAACGTTGTAAACTCAAATTATTTAAGATTTACATCTAGAACAACACCATTCACAAATGATATAGCTTCTTTCCCAGCAGCTTTCACTGTGACAAATAATAAAACAAATGTTCTTTACAATACAATTTTTATTCAAAACCACAAAATATCAGGAGCAACAACTGCAACTTATACAACTGCAGGAACACCAATCGGTGGATTATCGAGTGGAACAAGCTACTCTCTTCAATTCGTAAACGATTCTCGTTTATTAATTAAAGCTGCTGGTTCTTCAGGTGCTGGTACTGCTACAACCAACTCTTTTGGAAGCACGTCAATAGCTCAAAACCAAGTATTTACTGTAAACATTGAAACTCCATTAGGATCAGCACCAACACAATGTACTGTGACGATGATTCAACATAGAGGAAAATTATCAAGAACAAGTCGTTTCTTAAGAACAAGATTTGCTGATAATATCATTTATAACATTGGTGCTGTAAATGGACAAGATTCAAGTATTTTCCAAAATGAACCAACATGGGTTCCAAAAGATATTTCATCATTCTTAGTTGGTTCTCCAAAAGGTGTGACTGTGACTGTTTCTCCAACATCAGATGTAAATGCTGCTGTTCCAGGAATGACAAACTGGTGGGAACTTAGACTTATTGTATCAGCTACAACAGGAACAATACTTCTTACTTCATCAGGGTCAGGAGTTCAAACATTTAACGTTTTATCTCAAGATGGTGCTTATGATGGTATATATGCAATTGCTTCTGTACCAAATTCTGAAACATTTACAGTAAATGTTCCATTTAAAATTCCAGCAAGAACATATAGTTTTGATTCTCGTTCGGATGCGAATAGTGGTGCAGTTAATTCAACAAATGATACAATTGTTTTAGGAACAGCAAATCCTTATAATCCTACAAACTTTTATCCAGGAGAATTAGTTGCTTATGTTCCAGGAGCAGGAAATACTGATATAATTGGAGTTGCGGGTGTAGATAATAATTATCTTTACGTAATCCCTGTATCTGAATATGCGATTTCTTTAGCTAACTCTTATGTTTCAGCGATTGGTGGACAATTATTGCAATTAACACCAACAGGTGCAACACAAACTCAATCAATTCAAACAACAAACGTTTTAAAAACAACTAAACAGTCAGGATCAGTAAGTGGAACTCAAAATGGAAGAACTATTACTGGCTCAGGTACTCGTTTCTTAAGTAAATTTAAACGATTTGATTCAATATTCATTTATATTGCAGCTAGACTTTATGAATTCTCTGTTGATCGTGTTATTTCTGATACAGAAATGTCGATAGATCCAGCACTTCCAGGATTCCCATCTACATTTACAACTGCAAACTATTCTACAATTAGTTCTGTAAATTTACGTCCAGATGGTTTCTCATTACATAAATCATTTGACGGAGGTGTTGATATAACAGCAGGAACTTCACCAAATAGCAAGATTATTCGTCAATCTCGTAAATACTTTAGATATCAATCTGGTAAAGGTATACAAAACTCATTTGCGATTAACTTCTCACCTTTGAAAACTTTACAAAAACTTGAATATGTAAATCTTGGTGGTGCTTATCCAGATGCTGTAAGAGCAACATGTCAAGAACCACACAATTTGAGTGTTGGTAATGTGGTTATTATAGATAAAGCTGTTGTGACAACTGGAAATAACGTATACAATGGAACATTCCCAGTAAATTCAGTAATAGATATAAACACATTTACATATCTTGTTGGTGCTGTGCCACAACAACAAAGTGCTGCAGGATTCCCAGAGTATGGAAGAGATTCTTGGTCTCAATCAGCTATTCGTGCAGGTATGTTTGATGATTCAAATGGTTTCTTCTTCGAATATGATGGTCAATATCTATATGTTGTGAGAAGATCTTGTACACTTCAATTATCAGGACAAGTTAATGCGACTAAAAACTCTCAAGTAATTACAGGAGATAATACTTCATTCCAATCTCAATTAATTGTTGGTGATTACGTTCAAATACGAGGACAAATGTATCGTGTTATTTCAGTTGATTCAGATTCTCGTATGGTAGTTCAACCTCCTTATCGTGGAATTACAGCTACAGGAATTAAATGTACAATTCGTGAAGATGTTAGAGTAAAACAATCGGACTGGAATATCGATCCTTGTGATGGAACTGGTCCAAATGGATATATATTTGATATACATAAAATTCAAATGTGTTATGCTGACTATTCTTGGTATGGTGCTGGTAAAATAAGATTTGGTACAAAAGACGCCAAAGGTCATATTCATTACCACCATGAATTTATACACAATAATAAATTAAATGAGTCATATTTCCGTTCAGGAAACTTACCTGCAAGATATGAAATTGAAAACGGAGATGCTCCGACTTCAGCTCCTACATTATTCCACTTTGGTACATCTATTATTATGGATGGTACGTTTGATGATGACGATGCTTACTTATTTACAGCACAGTCAAAACCTTTCGTATTTGCACTCGGATTAACTCAAACTGCAACATCAACAGCGAACAGTACATTCAGTGAAATTACATTAAACTCACGTCGTGTGTTTGTGTATTCTTTCCAATGTTCTGAAGCTGATGCTGGTAAGGCAATTGTGGGTCAATTAATTAAAGATGCAACTAGCAATATACCAGATGGTACTTATGTGTCTCAGGTTCAAAAAGCTGGAGCAAGTTCACGTATATTTACATCTTTCCCTGCAACAACAGCAGTTCCAAACAATCCAGAAATACCAAGTGGAACAGTGTTTACAATTGGTGAAAACGCATTTGGAAATGGAGCAGTTGACTTAACACGTCCTATTCCTCTTATTTCGATTCGTTTAGCACCTGCAGTTGACTCTGGTATAACTGGTGCAGTGGGTGAAAGAGAAATTATAAATCGTATGCAAATGAAATTAGACTCAGGTGCTATCACTACAAATAAAACAGTGAACGTATTTTTCATTCTAAATGGAAACCCATCTAAATTAACTTTTGAAAAAGTTCAGGCTCCATCATTATCTAACTTGATATCTCACGATACAGGTGATATTATTAGAGATGGAACTGTTATTTTCTCATCTCAAGCTTCTTCTGGTTCAACTAACTTTACACTTAGTGGATTGATTGATATGGGTAATTCGATTTTAGGTGGTGACTCAGTTTATCCTAATGGTCCTGACTTATTAACTATTGCGATTCAGCCTACGGATACTTCAACGATTACTCAAGCTTCACCACTAGTAGTCACAGGAAAATTATCTTGGTCTGAATCTCAAGCTTAAAAGGAAAGAAACAATCCTATGGCTTACTTGGGTAGAGATCCAATACATGGTAATTCTGAAATACAGGTGTTCGCTCCGAATGGAAGTTCGACAACATTTGCTTTAGATTTTCCAATTGGTTCAGCAGGAAGCATTCTTTTAATTAAGAATGGTTTAATCCAAAAACCAAGTACAGATTACACAATTATAAATGGGGGTAGTGCTATTTCTATAGCAGGTGCTCCCATTTTAGCAGGTGTTAGTCTATTCGCAATTTATCTTTCAACACAATATCTTCAAAATACAATCCCTGACAATTCAATCAGTGCTGATAAACTTTCATCTTCATTAAGAGGTAAATTTCCTAGTGATGTTGTAGTTCCAACAGCTGGTTCAACAACACTTACTTATGGTGTTGGTAAATTTTTTATTTTAGGGAATGATCTTAATTACAGTATAACATTACCAGCTTCTCCTGCGATTGGAGATATGTTTTGGTTTAATAGACCAGCAGGATCAACTGTTGGTTCAATTACTGTGACTATTAATACGAATAATCAAAATCTTTCAACAGGACAAGGTACTATTATTACACAAAATAGTGCTACTGCAACTATTACTATGTCTGGTACTTCAGTATTTACATCAAATGATAGAAAAACACGTTGGTTTGTATATATTGGTACAGTTGGTGGTACAGATTTTGGATGGTTTGAATATAAAGTTGATGCTTTTTAGTTTTTAATTTTAATAAATAGGTATAAGAAATGGCACAAATAACAGATTTTTTTATAGATCAAGGATCAGATTGGTCTGCTATTTTAACATTTAATAATACTGATGGAACACCAAGAGATTTTACAAATTGTACAGTTTCTGGGCAAATGCGAAAAGGTTATGGTTCAACGACTTATACAGCTATAACTACTACATTTATTGCTCCAAATACAAGTGGTAAAATTAAACTTGCTTTGGGACATGCAACTTCAACAGCGATGAAAGCTGGAAGATATGTATATGATGTTGAATTAATCGACTCATTCAACGCAAGAAGTAGATTAGTTGAAGGAATTATAACAATAACACCAGAGGTCACAAGATAAATGGCTGATACATTAACAGTAAGTGTAGACTCACAAGGTAGTACGATTAGTCCGAGTAATACTACTCTGACAACTTCAACTACAACAGATGGTGGTGGTTCAACGATTACGACAATAGGAATTCAAGGAACGAGTGGTGCTGCAGTACCACTTTCTGAAAACGTGCAAGTTGATATAGTATCTGAGGGATTAAATAATGGTTCATTATTAGTTTATAAAACAAATACTTCGAAATGGACAGCAACTAAAACATTAAATCTACAAACAGTAGATAGTGGAGAATTTTAATAGGAGAAAAAAATGGCATCAATAATAAGAATTAAACGTTCGACAACAGCAGGTAATCCCGCAGTACTTGCAGCTGGAGAACTTGCATATTCAGGTCTTACTAATAACGACGCAAATGGTGGTGATCGTCTTTACTTAGGACTTGGTACAGAAACAAACGGAAATGCTGCGAGTCACTTAGTTATAGGTGGAAAATATTTTACAGATTTATTAGACCACACTCGTGGTACATTAACTGCATCTTCTGCATTAATTACAGATTCAAATAGCAAAATTGATAATTTAAAAGTAGATAATTTAGATCTAAATGGAAATACAATATCTTCTACAGATGCCAATGGAAATATTGTACTTGATCCAGATGGAACTGGTTATGTATCTATTACTGGTACAAATGGAATTATAATTCCAGTTGGTACTACAGCACAAAGAGCACCTAACGTACAAGGTGCGATTCGTTATAACACAGACACTTCTTCTTTCGAAGGATATTCAGGTGCAACTTGGGGATCATTAGGTGGAGTTAAATCAGTTGATGGTTTAACATTTATTTCAGCTGAGAGTACTCCAGGAGCATCAAATGACACACTTTCTTTTGTCACAAATGGTGTTGAAGCCATGTCTCTTGACACTGATAGTTTAGATGTCGCATCTACAATTTTAACAACAAACATCAATTCAACTTTAACCTCAACATCAACTACAACTGGAGCATTAGTTGTTGATGGAGGTGTTGGTATTGCTGAAAATTTAAATGTTGGTGGTGTTATTAACATTGATAATTTAAGATTAGATACAAATACATTATCATCTACAAATTCAAATGGAGATATTATACTTGCTCCTAATGGAACAGGTGATGTTCAATTAGATTCAGATACAGTAAGAATTGGAGATAGTAATGCAAATGCTACTCTAACTACAAATGGAACAGGTGATTTAGTTTTAAACACAAATTCAGGAACAAATTCTGGATCAATCACAATTGCTGATGGAGCAAATAATGATATTACAATTTCTCCAAATGGAACTGGAAAATTAGTTTTAAATAATCCATATATTAATGGTACAACTGACACTCTTGCTGAATTCATTTATGATACAGTAGGTGGTGCAATCACTTCAGGAACTGGTATTACTGTCACAAATAGTGATGCTGGAAATACGTCAACAGTTAATATTACAAATACAACTGTCACTGCTGGTGCATATGGTTCAACTACAGCAATTCCTACATTTACTGTAAATGCACAAGGACAATTAACTGCTGCTGGTACAGAAAACATTTCAACTACATTAAATATTGCAGGTGATACAGGAACAGATGCGATTGCTCATTTAACAGACACATTAACATTTACTGGTGGCGAAGGAATCGATACTACTGTCACAAATAATGTATTAACGATTGCTGCAGAAGATGCATCAACAGGAAATAAAGGTATAGCATCTTTTGAAACTAATGACTTTAATGTGACTTCTGGTGCAGTTGAATTAAAAGACACAGTTATTAAATCTATCACTACAGATACTGGTGAATTAACTCCTTCTACTCATGCTTTCTCCATTCTTGGTGGTGAGGGAATGGATGTATCTCACGCTGGATCAATAATTACTGTTGCTGGTGAAGATGCAACGACAAATAATAAAGGTATAGCATCTTTTGAAACAAATAACTTTACTGTCACATCTGGTGCAGTTGCTACAAAAAATATTACATTAGGTTCTACAACTTTAACAAATGGTTCAACTACAACTACATTAGCTGGATTATTACAATTAGATGTAGACAATATTCAAATTGATGGCAATTCTATTCTTTCAACAAATGTAAATGGTGGAATTACACTTGATCCAAATGGAACAGGACATGTTTCTGTAAGCAATGCTTTAATTAAAGACGTTGCGACTCCAGTTGATCCTAACGATGCTGCGAATAAAGCATATGTTGATGCTGTTGCTGAAGGATTACATATTCATGCTTCAGTACAAGCTGCAACTACAGCACCACTTACTGGATCTGTGACTTATGACAATGGTACAAGTGGAGTAGGTGCTACATTAACTACAGATACACCAATTAATACATTAGATGGTTATTCATTAGTTAATGGTGATCGTGTATTAATTAAAAATCAAGCAAATGCTGCTCATAATGGTATCTATATTCGTACATCTTCAACAGTATTTACACGTGCTGCTGATTTTAATACAGTAGCTGAAGTTGCATCAGGTGACTTTTTGTTTATATCAAATGGTACAATAAACGGAAAAACTGGTTGGATACAAGTAATTCCAATGGTCACTTTTGGTGTGACAAATATTACATTTGAACAATTTTCAGGAGCAGGAACATATATTGCTGGTTCTGGATTAGCATTTACAGGAAATCAAATTGATATCGTATTAAAAACAGATGGTGGACTTGAAATCGTTTCAGATGAATTAGGTTTAAAATCATCAACAGCTGGAAGTGGTTTAACTTTTTCAGCTGGTGTTCTTAACATAGGTGGAACTGCTGATCGTATTACAGTTAATAATGACTCTATTGATATTGCTGGAACATATGTTGGACAAAATACTATTACAACTCTTGGTACTATTACAACTGGTACTTGGAATGGTACAACAATCGGTACAATTTATGGTGGTACAGGAAATACATCATATTCAGTTGGTGATATATTAGTTGGTGCTGCAGCAAATGCATTAAATAAATTATCACTTGGTTCAACTGGACAAGTATTACAATCAAATGGAACGACTTTAGTGTATGGTGATGTGGACGGAGGAACATACGCATAATTGATATAATATCTTAGATTATATAAATCTACTAAACATAGGAGACAAGTATGGCTAAGAAGAAAAAAGAAGAAACTGTTTCAGATATTATTGATAGAATAGAAGAAGATTTGATGACTCTTCGTGATAAAGTTGAAGAACTTGAAAATCACGAATGCGAAGGAGACGAAGATGACTCAGAAGAAGACACCGACTGGGATGAAGATTCTGACTCTGATAGCTCTGAAGAAGATGAAGACTAAACAAGAAAAGAATAAAAAGAAAAAATAAGGAAACTAACTGATGGCGACAATAATTAAATTAAAAGGTTCAGCAACACCGAATCTTGCGCCATCAGTTAATGATTTAAGTTATAAAGAAGTTGCGTTAAATTACGCAGATGGAAGATTATATTATAAGAATGCTGCAGGACAAATAGCATATTTTAGTGCTGATGTTGTAGGTGGTCAAGAAGGACAAGATGACGATCTATTCAATCAATTAGCATTTGCAATTAAATTTGGTGCATTTCCTTTAGCTGATTATGGTAATATTACAGACCCAACAACTGATGCTTTTGGTCAAGTACTTTTATTTACTTATGATAATCAAGCAACAGAGGGATTAAGACTTATTGATAACGAGGGATTAGTATAAAATGCCAACACAATTACAATTACGAAGAGGAACGACAAACCAACATAACTCATTTACAGGTGTGGTTGGTGAAGTCACAATTAATACTACAAAGAAAACAGCAGTCGTACATGACGGATCAACAGTAGGTGGTCTTGAATTACTTCGTGCTGATATGTCAAATATATTCGCTTCAGCAACTCCAACAATAACTTCTTTAAATACATCAGGTGACGTATCTGTAGGTGGCAATTTAACTGTCACTGGTACAACTACATTTAATGGTGGCACAATCACTATGGGTGATGCTGACACTGATAACGTTGTATTTGGTGCTGATGTAAATTCAAATATATTACCAAATACTGATAACACATATACATTAGGTAGTGCATCTAAAAAATGGTCAGACGTTAGATCAGTTTTATTAACTACAACAAGTGATGCTACAATCGGTGGTGATGTAGCTATTAATGGTGGCGATCTAACAACTTCTCAAACTACATTTAATTTAGTAAATGCTACAGCAACTACACTTAATATAGGTGGTGCTTCTACTGCAACTTCTATTGGTGCTGCAACAGGCACTACAACTATTAAAGCAGACTTAGCAGTTGATGGAGATATTCAAGTAAAAGGTGGTGATTTAACTACTAACCAAACTACATTTAATTTATTAAATTCCACAGCAACAACTCTAAACATAGGTGGTGCTGCTACAACTTTAAATCTTGGTGCTGCATCAGGTACTACGACAGTTGGCAATAATTTAACAGTCACAGGAGATTTAACTGTAAATGGAAATACAACTACACTTAGCACTTCAACTTTAGAAGTAGAAGATAAAAATATATTAATTGCAAAAGGTGCTACAAATGATGCATCTGCAAATGATGCTGGAATAGTAATTGAATCTGGTGAAGGAAATAAATCAATTTTATGGAAAGATGCTACTGACGCATTTACATCAAGCGAACATATCGAAACTGCTGCAGGAAAAACATTAGCATTAAGTGGTTCATCTTCAGGAAAAACAACATTAAACGTTTTAGCAACTGCAAGTGGAACATTAACTTTACCATCAGCAACAGATACACTAGTTGGAAAAGCAACTACTGATACTCTTACAAATAAATCAATTAGTTTAACAACAAATACACTTACAGGAACATCAGCAGAATTAGCAACAGCAATTTCTGATGAAACAGGAACTGGGTCACTTGTGTTTAATACAAGTCCATCATTAACTACTCCAAATATCGGAGCAGCAACAGCAACTACTGTAAATAATCTTACAATCACACAACCAGCAACTGGATCAACTTTAACTATTGCTGATGGAAAAACATTAACAGCAAGCAACACATTAACATTTACTGGTACAGATTCAAGTTCAGTTGCATTTGGCACTGGTGGAACAGTCACTTACACATCAAATAATTTAAGTGTTTTTTCTTCAACTACTTCATCTCAATTAGCAGGTGTTATATCTGATGAAACTGGAACAGGAGCATTAGTTTTTGGAACATCACCAACACTTACAACTCCAATTATTTCATCAATCGTAAATACTGGTACATTAACACTACCAACATCTACTGATACATTAGTTGGTCGTGATACAACAGATACATTAACAAATAAAACACTTACTGCAGCTAAAATAGCAAATGGTGGATTTATAGCAGATGCGAATGGTAATGAACAACTTATATTCAACACAACAGCTTCAGCAGTAAACGAATTAACTCTTACTAATGCTGCAGCTGGAAATAGACCAGTAATTTCTGCTACAGGAAATGATACAAACATTGGAATTAGTATTTCACCAAAAGGAACAGGAACAATTTTAGTTGGAAATTCTATAATACCATCATCTGATAGTACTATGGATTTAGGAGCAACAGGTGCTAAATTTAGAGATTTATATTTATCTGGAAGTTCAATTATTATGGGAACTACAAAAATAATGATGCATGCAGATGGTTATTTACAATTTAATACAAATGCAGGAGGAGGATATCCTGCAGGAAGTAATGTGTCAGTTGCTACTGCTGCAAATGGAGTTGCTGCAACAAATTCAAATGCTTTAGCTTATTCGATCGCCCTTGGAGGTGCTTAAATTATGCCAGTGTCCACTCGTGAAGGACTTAAAGATTATGCACTTAGAAAATTGGGTGCACCAGTTGTAGAAATTAACGTTGATGATGGTCAATTAGAAGATCGTCTTGATGAAGCAATAGAATATTTCAATATTAATCATTGGGATGGTTCTGAACGTACTTATGTTTCACATTTAGTCACGAATCAAAATATCAGTGACAAATATATTCCTGTTGCTGATATAGTTTATGGTGTAAGTAGAGTATTTCCCATATACGCAGGATCATCAACAAGTAAAAATATATTCGATTTACAATATCAATTAAGATTGAATGACTTGTATGATTTAACATCTACTTCAATTGTTTATTATACAACAGTAATGAATCATTTACAATTACTTGATACAATATTAAATGGTCAACCTTTATTTCGTTTTAATCGTTTAACAAACAGATTAAATATAGATATTAAATGGGGAACTGCTGTAAAAGCTGGTGATTATATTATATACGATGGATATAAAGCAATAGATCCAGCTTCATTTACTAAAATGTATAATGAGCCATGGTTAAAATCTTATACCACTGCTCTTTTTAAACAACAGTGGGGCACTAATTTAAAGAAATTTTCAGGATTAGAACTTCCTGGAGGTGTGACACTTGATGGTGATAAACTATATGCTGAAGCAACAGAAGAAAAAAAAGAGTTAGAAGACACATTAGTTGGAAAGAACGCACCATTAGAATTTTCAGTAGGATAAACATATGAGCAGTAGAAATGTTTATTTTACACAAGGAACTGCTAATGAGCAAAACCTAATAGAAGATTTAATTATAGAATCTTTAGGAATTTATGCTCAAACTGTATATTATATACCAAGAAAATATGTAAATAAAGATCAAATTCTTGGTGAAGATACATTAAGTACATTTAATCATGCGTATCCTGTTGAAATGTATTTTAAAAATGTAAAAGATTATGATGGAGCAGGTTCATTTATAAGTAAATTTGGTTTAATGATTGAATCTTCAGCTACATTAATTGTAGCAAGAAGAAGATGGAAACAATTAGTAGGTCAATATGGAAATACCATATTAACAAATCGTCCAGTTGAAGGAGATTTAATTTATTTTCCTTTAACAAAAAGTTTATTTGAAATAAGATTTGTAAAAGATAAAGATCCTTTTTATCAATTAGGAAAACTTTATACTTATGACTTACAAGTTGAATTGTTTCAATATTCTTCTGAAAAAATTGATACAGGTGTACCTGAGATTGATGTATTTGAACCATTAAAAACATTTAATACTGACCCTGCACGTAATGAAGTAATGTATGTAAACAGTATTACGTTTACAAATCTTGGTGCAGGTTATGTATCAGCACCAACATTAACATTTACTGGTGGAAATCCACTTACAAATGCTACAGCTACTTGTACTATATTAAATGGTAAAATAAATAGTGCTACAATTACGAATGTAGGAAATGGATTTAAGAGTGTACCTACAATTACAATAAGTGCACCACCAGCTGGAGGAACTCAAGCTGTTGCTACTTGTACTTTAAATATGAATATTGATAAACAAGGTGGCTTTGGTGATAACGTTTCGGTTAAAGTTGAAAGAGATGCGAATAATAATAAGGTAGCATGGTCTGAAAATAATCCATTTGGAGAATTTTAATCATGTTAAATAAACCACCATATTATCACGAAACAATAAGAAATTGTATTATAGGATTTGCAAAAATATTTTCAGATCTTAAAATTGAAAGAAAAAAAGCAAACGGAACAGTAGAACAAACTTTATTAATTCCAATTGCTTATGCTCCAAAAGAAAAGTGGATACAACGTATAGAACAAGATCCTACTTTGGACAATCAATTGATGACTACTTTACCTCGTCTTTCTTTTGAAATGACTGGGTTAAATTTAGATGCAACGAGAAAAGTTTCACGTATGGCATCTATCGAAAAGAATAAAACAGTTGGAGCTGGAGTAAATACAGCAAATAGAGTTTTCGCTCCTGTACCATATAATTTAGATATAAATTTATATTGTATATCTAAAAATACAGAGGATGGTTTACAAATAGTAGAACAAATTCTACCTTATTTTACACCAGAATTCACGATGAGTATTCAATCGATGAAAACACCTCTTGATATTGTCACTGATGTTCCTATTATTTTAAATAGTGTGACATTTGTAGACGAATATGATGGTACTTTTGAGACACGCAGGTTTGTGACATGGACATTAGGTTTTCAATTAAAACTTAATCTTTTTGGATATGCAAACCCAGATGGTAAAATTATATCTAAAACGATTGTTGATATTGGCAATCCAGATAGACAAAACACGATAATAGCTAACCTAAATACAGGTGGAATTACGAGTGAAACTTGGGAAGATATATTTAAAACTTCCGAATACGATATAACATAATAGGAAACAAATATGGCAAAACAAATAATTGGAGTTGGGTCATCCCCGAATGACGGAACAGGTAATACTTTACGTGATGGTGGTGTAAAAATCAATTCTAACTTTGATGAATTATATAACGCATTAGGTGGAAGCACTGTGCGTGTCGCAATCCCATCAACAGCAATTTCAAATGGCGCAACACTTAAATTTGATGGAACTAATTTCGTACCAAACACAGACATAGATACAAATACTACTTATGCAATTAGTGCTGAAACAGTAGCAAGTGGTGCAAAAGTAAGATTAACAGGATCAGATGCTACAACTGATGATATATCAGTTTTATCAGCAAATGCTGGACTTACAATTACTCGTACTGATGCAAGCACAATCACTCTTACAAATAATAATCCAGCCCCTGTCACTTTTTCTTTAAGTGCTGAAGCTATTCAAGCAGGTCAAAGAACAATTCGTTTAACAGGATCAAATGCTTCATTATCTGATATTGCAATTATTGCTGGTACTGGTATGTCAATATCAAATCCAACTGCTTCATCTATTACTTTAGATGCAGCAATTTCTTCAGTAGATGGTGCAACTGGTACAGTTATTACACGTAGAACATATTCTTTTGGTGGTGCTACAACTTCTAATTATCTAGTGACTGGTCCAGGATTACTTACAGCTGGAGAAAATGATCCAGATATTATTGCTCAAAGAGGTGAAACTATAAGATTTACAAATACACGTTCAGGACAAATTTTAGAAATACTCGATTCTTCTAACGTTGCTCCAGCGAATGATTTTATTTCATCACAAGGAGCATCACCGAATATAGCAGATCAAAACCAAACAATTACATTTACAATACCAATGTCTGCTGCTACAGGAAATACATTTAAATATCGCAGTCAATCTGAGCCTGCGAATATGTTAGGAAACATAGTAGTTATATAATAAAGGTGGATAGGGCTTATGCCTACAAATTTTTATAATGCAAACACAGCACTTAAAGCTGTTGGTGTAAAAGTAAAATTTACAAAACAAGAAGTACAAGAATTTCTTAAATGTAAAGAAGATCCAATTTACTTTATAGAAAATTATTGTAAAATAGTTTCATTAGATTTAGGATTAATTCCTTTTGCTTTATATGATTGTCAAAAAGAAAAAGTAAAAACAATCATGAATAATCGTAAAGTGATTTTAATGGAAGGAAGACAGCAAGGAAAAACTATTACTTCTGCTGCATGTATTGTTCATTATACATTGTTTAATGATAACGTCACTGTTGGTATATTAGCAAATAAAGGAAGTACCGCAAGAGAAGTTTTAGATCGTTATCAATTAATGTATGAAAATTTACCTTTATGGTTGCAACAAGGTGTTGTGACATGGAATAAAGGAGATATAGAATTAGAAAATGGTAGCAAAGTATTTACTTCTGCTACAACACCGAGTGCGATACGTGGTAAATCAGTTAATTGGTTATATATTGATGAAGCTGCAATTATACCGAATCAAATCGCAGAAGAATTTTTTACTTCAGTTTATCCTACTATTATGGCAGGAGAAACTACAAAAATATTACTAAGTTCCACTCCATTAGGATATAATCACTTTTGGAAATTTTGGAATGATGCTGTAAATAATAAAAATGGATTTAAAAATCTTTTTATTCCTTACGATAAGATTCCAGGACGCGATAAAGCTTGGGCTGAAGCACAAAGAAAATTACTTGGTGATGTAAAGTTTAATCAGGAAATACTTTGTGAATTTTTAGGAAGTTCACTTACACTTATTAGTGGTGAAACTTTAAGAAATTTATCTCCTAAACCATTTATATATTCTAAAGATGGTTTAGATATATTAGAGAAACCTGAACCAAATCACAAGTATGTAATTGTGGTTGATCCAAGTAAAGGAACAGGAAGAGATTATACAGCGATGAGCATTTTTGATATAACAGAAATGCCTTATAAAGTTGTAGGTAAATATCGTTCGAATACAGTTAGTATATTACTCGTTCCAAGTATTATAGATAAAATTGGAAGAGATTATAATAATGCTTTTGTGTTAATTGAAATTAATAGTGGTGAAACTATACCATATATCTTGCATAATGAATTAGAGTATGAGAATCTCATATATGTTGCAAGAGTTAAGAATGAAGGACAAAGAATTACTGGTGGCTTTGGTGATAAATCGAGTGCACTAGGTGTCACAACTGATGTATCTGTAAAAAGAAAAGGTTGTAGCATATTGAAGAATTTAATTGAGAATAATAGTTTATTAATATTTGATTCAACTATTATTAGCGAATTAACTACATTTATCAGCAAAAATGGTTATTTTTCAGCTGACGATGGTTATACTGATGATTTAGTGATGACGTGTGTACTCTTTGCTTGGCTTACAGCTGACGTATATTTTAGAGAAATAACAGATGTAAACATAAGAAAAGAGTTATATAAAAAACAAATACAAGAGATTGAAGAAGAGTTGACTCCATTTGGCTTCTTAAATGATGGAAATGACCGAGAAAACCCTTCGAATTTTTGAAAAAACTAAATAGGTAAGAGAAATAGCACGTTTGTCAAGAAACGTGTCAATAATTAAAGAGGAGAGAGCAAAATGGCATTCCAATTAAGTCCAGGAGTAATTGTCACAGAAAAGGACTTCACAAGTATAGTTCCTAATGTTGCCACAAGTGCAGGTGCATTTGTAGGTAAATTCGCATTTGGTCCTATCGAAGATCCAGTGCAAATTACATCCGAAAACGAATTAGTAGAGAGATTCGGTAAACCAGATGATTCAAATTTTGAATCATTTTTTACTGCAGCTAACTTTTTATCATACTCGAATAATTTATTCGTAGTAAGAGCAAATGGTACAGCAGATAGAAATGCAGTAGTTTCTGGTACCGCAGTTAAAATTAAAAACGCAGAACAATACTTATCATCATTCGCAGGTGGTCAGGGAAATGTTGGTGAATTTGCAGCTAAATGGGCTGGTTCACTCGGCAATTCATTAAAAGTATCAATGGCTGATAAGTCAACTTTCACAGGTTGGACTTATGAAACTAGCTTTGATAGATCACCAGACACATCAGCATGGGCGACTGCAAATAACGTATCAAATGACGAAATACATATTATTGTAATCGACGAAGATGGGTTATTTACTGGCACAGCTGGTACAATTTTAGAAAAATTTGAATATGTTTCAAAAGCAGTAGGTGCTAAAAAATCAGATGGTTCGAATAATTATTACAGAGATGTAATCAATTCAAATTCAAAATACATTTGGTGGATGGATCATCCTACTCAAGCAGCAGAAGTAAATAATGCAGCTAATGCTAACGCAGTTGCTTGGGGTACTGCTCCAGCAGCACAACCTTACAAAGATATCAACGCAGCAGTAAATGCCTCTTTAACTGGTGGTGTTGATGACTATGCAGGTACAAGTGCAGGAAACATTCAAACAGGTTATGCATTGTTTGCAAACGATCAGCTTGACATATCGTTAGTCCTTTTAGGAAAAGCGACAGCAGCAACAGCAACTTATGTAATTAACAACGTTGTAGAAGTAAGAAAAGACTCAGTAGCTTTTATCTCTCCAGAAGCAGCAGGTGGTTCTTATATTTCTGATTCTTCAGCAACTCCAGTTGCAGATATTATAACATATAGAAATGGACTTCCAAGTTCTTCTTATGCTATATTAGATTCTGGTTATAAGTTTCAGTATGATCGTTATAATGACAAGTATCGTTATGTCCCATTAAATGGTGATGTAGCAGGTCTTGCCGCAAGAACAGATTATGCTCAAGATCCATGGTATTCACCAGCTGGTGCAAATCGTGGTCAAATTAAAAATGTTGTTAAACTAGCATTTAATCCAAATAGAACACAAAGAGATTCACTTTATCAAAAAGGTGTAAATCCAGTTGTGACGTTTCCAGGAGAAGGAACACAATTATTTGGAGACAAAACTTTATTGTCAGCACCAAGTGCTTTCGATAGAATCAATGTACGAAGATTATTCATTGTATTAGAAAAAGCAATTTCAATTGCTGCAAAAGCTCAATTATTTGAGTTCAATGATGCTTTCACTCGTGCTCAATTTAAAAATCAAATAGAACCATTCTTAAGAGACGTACAAGGTCGTCGTGGTATTACTGATTTTAGAGTTGTGTGCGATGAAACTAATAATACAGCAGAAGTAATCGATAAAAATGAATTTGTAGCAAGCATTTTCATTAAACCTAATCGCTCAATCAACTTCATTAATCTAACATTTGTTGCAGCAAGATCAAGTGTCAATTTTAGTGAAATCGGTGGCTAATAATTAAAGGAGAAACTTAAATGGCTGATATAGCAGATTTTAAAGCACAAATGACTGGTGGCGGAGCACGTCCCAATCAATTTCGTGTTGAGTTAATTTTCCCTAGCTACGTTGTTGCAGGGATTTTGGCGAGTGCACAAGCACAATTTTTATGTAAAGCAGCACAATTACCAGCAAGCACAATAGAGAACATTCCAGTTCAATATCGTGGTCGTGCTGTTAATTTTGCAGGAGAAAGAACATTTGCTCCATGGACTGTCACAATCTATAATGATACAAACTTCAATATAAGAAATGCGATGGAACGTTGGTCAAATGGTATTCAAAATTATCAAACAACTAATGGTCGTGTAAATCCAAGAGATTATCAAACGGATTTAGTAGTAAGACAATTAGATCGTTCAGGTGCAATTATTAAATCATATCGTTTTGTTGATGCTTACCCAATTTCGATTGGTGTAGTTCAATTAGACTATGATACAGCAAATGCAGTTGAAACGTTTGATGTTGAATTTCAATACAACTACTTTGACAGTGATACAGCTTCACGTGATGGTGTAGGAGTGAATATTTCAATTGATACACCAGTTGGTTCATTCCCAATCAAAATATAATATAACAGAGTTTCGAAAAGGGACTCGGAAATAGATTATGGCAGAATTATTTGGCTTTGAGATTAAAAGAAAAACACCGAAAAAAGAAATTAGTTCGGTAGTCACTCCATCTAATTTAGATGGTTCGACGTTGGTAGCAGACGCATCGGCTTATTATGGATTAACACTTGATTTAGATGCGAGTATTAAGGGCGAAAACGATTTAATAAAAAGATATCGTGAAGTTTCTTATTACCCAGATGCTGATAATGCGATTGAAGATATTGTAAACGAATCAATTGTATTAGATAATCAACGTCTTTCAGTTGACGTAGTTTTAGATGATCTAAAAGCATCAGATAATATTAAAGAAGCTATAAGAAAAGAGTTTGAAGAAGTTTATAAATTATTAGATTTTGATTTACGTGGTCACGATATATTTCGTACATGGTATGTTGATGGAAGACTATACTATCATATAGTTATAGATCCAAAAAATACCAAAAATGGAATAGCTGAATTAAGATTCATAGACCCACGTAAAATACGTAAGATTAAAAATTATAAAAAAGAAAAAAACGATAAGGGTGTTGACGTAGTAAAAAATATAGAAGAATACTACATTTACAATGATAAAGGAATTACTGATAGTTTAGCAACAGGTATTAAACTATCTTTAGATTCAGTTGTATTTACTCCATCAGGATTAACTGATTTAAATTCTGGTATGATATTATCGCATTTACATAAAGCGATAAAGCCAGTGAACCAGTTGAAAATGGTAGAAGATAGTATAGTAATCTATCGTATATCAAGAGCACCTGAACGAAGAATATTTTATATTGATGTTGGTAATCTGCCTAAGTTAAAAGCAGAGCAGTATGTAAACGACATCATGAATAAGTTTAGAAATAAAGTTGTATATGATGCATCAACAGGTGAAGTACGAGATGATCGTAAACACATGTCAATGCTTGAAGACTTTTGGATGCCAAGAAGAGAGGGTGGTAGAGGAACTGAAATTACTACACTCCAAGGTGGACAAAATTTAGGCGAGATAGCTGATGTACAATATTTTCAAAAGAAATTATATCAATCTTTAAATGTTCCTGTCACAAGATTGTTAAGTGAAACAGGATTTAATTTAGGAAGAGCGAGTGAAATAAGTCGTGATGAATTAAACTTCCAAAAATTTATTGATAGATTAAGACGTAAATTTAGCACTATATTTTACAGTATTTTAAGAGTGCAATTAATTCTAAAAGGAATTATAAAAGATCAAGAGTGGGAACAATTTAGTCAAAATATTCGCTTTGATTTTTTAAGAGATAATTTCTTTACTGAATTAAAAGAAAACGAAATATTGTCTCAAAGAATTAATATGTTAAATTCTATTGAACAATATATCGGAAAATATTACAGTATCAATTGGGTACGCAAGAATATTCTGAGACAAACAGAAGATGATATTGCGAAAAATGATAAAGAAATAGCAGGCGAGCAAAGCAAACTACAAGATTTAAAAGTAGCTCAAACTGCTGAAACAGATGATGAAGCAATAGATGCAGAAATAGATGAAGTTGATCTTGAAACACCTATTACTAATGAACCAAAAAAGGAATAATTTATGGATATGAAAAACAAAATTAAAGACTTAATTGATAATATTGAAATAGGAAATGCTGAAGCAATTAACTCATCATTTTCAACAGTAATGGCTGAAAAAGTATCAGCAAGATTAGATAGTTTAAAGCAAGAAGTTGCTAATACAATATTTAAAGATAAAATAGAAAATAACTCAGAAAATAATTAGGAGTAAGAATTAATGGCTGTCACAAAAACTATTTTAAAGAAAGCAAAACACGAAGTTGTTGTTAAGTTTTCTAATACAGCAGGAACTGCATCAGAAACTTTTGATTTAGATGTAGATGCATTACTTTCTACTGAAGTTATTGAAGGAACTGTAAAAGTAAATATGACTGAGGTGGTTTGGTCTGGTGCTGCTGGTAGTTCATTCACATTAACAAGAGATGGTACACAAGTATTTGTTGGTGGTGAACATCCAGATACAATTATATTTTCAGGTTATGTTGATGGAATAAACAACACTTCTGATATAGTTGCTAGTTTAACTGGTAATCTTCATGTATATTTAACATTACGTAAAAATTCAGGATTTGAAACTAAAATAGAAACAGCACAATTTGGTTCTTATGATAATCCAAATGCTAGAGGTAGTTAATTAAATGAAGCTTATAAGAGAATTTACAGAATCAGTAAAATATCTAGTTGAAACTCCAAAAGGAGAATCAGCAAAAACTTATTTTATTGAAGGAGTATTTTTACAAGGTGAAATTAAAAATCGCAATGGAAGAATATATCCTATGGAAATAATGAAAAAAGAAGTTGAAAGATATACAAAAGAAAATATCGAAAAGAATCGTGCATATGGTGAGTTAGGGCATCCTGATTCTCCTACTATCAATTTAGATAGAGTGTCGCACATGATAAAAGAATTGAAGCTTGAAGGCAATAATTATGTCGGAAAAGCAAAAATAATGGACACTCCATATGGTAAAATCGTTAAAAGTTTAATTGACGAGGGTGCTAATTTGGGTGTTTCATCTAGAGGGATGGGATCGTTAAGAGCAAAGAATGACGGAACTCAATTAGTACAAGATGACTTTATGCTTGCAACAGCAGGTGATATAGTCGCTGATCCATCAGCACCAGACGCATTCGTTCGTGGTGTTATGGAAGGAAAAGAGTGGGTGTTCGTTGATGGTAAATTTGTTGAGAAAGATATAGAGCAAGTAAGAAAAGAGATAAGCAAAACTAATAGAATAGCATTGGCTGAAGCTCAAGCAATACAATTTGCAAACTTTCTTAAGAAAATAAAATAACTAAATATGAATGGAAATCCATTCTTTACATTTAAATTAGGAGAATATAAATGAAAATCGAAGAAACTATCGCAAAGCTATTAGCAGAAGCGAAGAAAGCTAAATCTCTATTATCTGAACAAGATAAAGAGGGATCTGCATATGCAATTGGCATGGCAAAAGCTAAAGAAATTACAGGTGATGAACCACCTCTTGAAAAAGAAACAATCAAAAAAGCACACGAAATTGCTAAAGGTATTCTTAAGAAAGAAGAAATCAGTCCATTTACAGGTCAAGCATTAAAGACTGAAGAGACTGAAGAAGAAAAGAAAAAAAGAGAAGAAGAAGAAAAGGCAAAAGCAGAAGCTGAAAAAGCATCTACTAAATCTGAATCAGAAGTGGCTCCTAACACAGATGATAAGAAAAAAGAAGATGAAAAAGAAAAAGAAATGGTTAAAGAAGTAGAAATGACTGACGACGAAAAGAAAAAAGCTGAAGATGAAGCAAAAGCTAAAGCTGAAAAAGAAAAAGCTGACGCAGTTAAAGAACAAGAATTAACAGATAAACAAAAAACTTTACCACCTGCATTGCAAAAAGCAATTAAGGATAAAGAAGAAAAAGAAGCTGTTAAAGAAGAAACTGAAGAAGAAAAAGCTAAAAGAGAAGCTGAAGAAAAAGCTAAAGCTGAAAAAGAAAAAGAAGCAGTCAAATCAGAGTCTGAAGATAAAGAAGATGATAAAGACGAAGATGAAAAAGAAATGAAATCTGAGTCTGACGAATCTGAAGAAGATGAAGACGAAGACGAAGATGAAAAAGATGAAGATGAAAAAGAAATGAAATCTGAGTCTGATGAAGAAGACGATGAAGAAAAAATTAAAGAAAAAAATGCTAAGAAACCAGACGAAGTGAAAATGAACGAAAAAACAAATGAATCACTTAAAGTA